GCGTACAGTATATGCAGCTGACATTCGTAAACAAGATTCTAAAATGTCAGTAGGCTTTGTTCGTTGGTTACATTCTAAATTTATTGAATGGACGCCATCCGCTTCCCATCCTTATATTGATTGGTTTTTTCACCAAGCTTTTTATTATAAATTGGTTGTGAACCCTAATGGTGATGTATTCACTTTTGGTGATGGAGAGCTTTCGGGTAATCCTTTAACTATCATAATCAATACTATGCATAATTGTTTTATTGCAGTTAATGCACAAATTTATAATTGTTATAAATATAATGCTCCTGAAGAGTTGTCAGAACCTTTTGTTGGTACTGGTGATGATTCATTTTTTCAATCTATTGATGGAAATGGTTATAAATTTATAGCTAAAGTTTTAGGTCATGAGACTACTGATGACCAAGGTGATTTATATAATGATCAAGAATTTCTTTCTCAAAAATTAAATTTAACTAAAGAAGGTTTTATAGAGCCTTATTATGCAAACGTTGATAAGATGTTTGCTTCTCTACGGTATACTACTCGTACTATTTTTGAGTATATTCAAAAGTTATTGGCTTTCAGGTCTTTGTTAGCAGCTGCTCCTTCTGGATCTACAGAGGAGTTCTGGTTTCATAAGATTTCTGAATTCATTATAGTTTTATTCCAACAACATGATAATGTTATTGGACCTTTAGATATACCTTTTCCTTCTAGAGAATCTATTATTGCTAAACGTAGACGTTATTAAATAATTCTACATCCGTGCCCAAATTTTTGGGCACAAACGGCAGGAAAGTTAAAACTTTGGGGTTCACGATCCCACCGTTCCAGTGGTTAATGGAGTAATCTCTCCGTAATAAAAGATAGCGCATGTTGCCGGTTGTCATGTTAATACAACTAATTTACTATTGTTTGAACCGGAGGCGGTTGGTTTAAATTTCATGATGCAACGTAAAAAGCAAGTCAAAGAAATTAAAGTTCAAACTACAGCTCCTTCAACTAAAAAGAAGAAGCGAACTCGTAAGCCTAAGAGCACACAAGTTATAACTGTTGTGCCAGCTAGTGGTAAATTTTCTACAGGTAATGGAAACTTCAAACGAAATACTATGACCAAAGTACGTCCTCCTTCATCTGTTAATCCCAGATGGCAGAAATACTTTGAGAATATGATGGAGCCCAAATTGGCTTTTACTTTTCCTCGTTTTGTTCCTTATTACCATGGGTCTTATGTTTTTGAAGCTACAAAAACTATTATGGATAATACTTCTCCATTCATAGTCGTTTTTGCTCGACCCGAATTCAATTCTGCTATTGGGATTGGTACCGTTGAAACGGTTGCTACAGTAGCACTTCCTTCTAATCCAAAAATAGTTGATTTTGTACATTCTGTTTTTGAAGGTGGTTTTGATGATTTACCTATTTGTTATAATGGTATATTATCTTATGGAGAGAGTCCTCAATCTACTATCTCCACCACAGCTATAAGAAATAATAATAGCTGGCTAAGCTATCAAGATGGCGCTTTTAGTGTTGGCCCTAGAGGTTACAATGCTCCTGCTGTCTGGCAAAATAATGCTTATATGGATTGTCAAAATAATGGTACTGTTGATTTTGTCGCTAACTTTGTCCTTCAAGACATAGCTGGTGGTAATTTTCTTAATACTGTTAATCAAACAATCATAGCCGGTTCTAAATTTACATTTACTTTGGATGCTATACATTTAGCCACTCTTGATTTTAGTCAAGGTTTTATTTGTGGTATAAAGCTCCAAAATCCTTCTGATAATAATAAATTCACTATGGAATTAGGTTACTTTGCTGGTAATGCCTTAATGTTTAATGACATATTTGCTGTAACTTGGTCCTCAATTCCTGATTTGCTTGGAAACTCTGCTGGCTCTATTCAGAGCGTTTATGATAATTCTTCTAAAGTTTCAGTAACTGCAATGTCTGTCCGAATGGAAAACACTACTGCTGAATTGGTTAAAGGTGGGAATATAGTTATAGCTCAAAGACCATCTGGGTCTTTAATTAACTTACCTGCTTCGGCTGATTTATTGTATAGTGATATTGGTTCATTGCGTTATCATAACTATCGTGG